TCAATCTCTTTCCAGAGTTCTTCATTGAGATCGACTGACTCCTCAACTTCTTCAAACAGCTTACGAATCTCTGCTCCGGGAACATAGTCAGGCAGCATCTTCTCAAGATCATCGGCAGAAACATCTTTCATCTTAGCAACCTTGGGAGCAAACGCCTTCATGGTCTTGCTCTTCATCATCTTAGCAGCGATATCTTTACCTGCAGCTTCAGCAACCCGCTTAGCAGTAGCTGTAGCAATTGCCATCTTCTTGTCCATGGGCATGTCAGGATTATCCTTCTCCATGGCTTTGGCAATCTCTTCCCGCTTCTTCTTCTCAGCAGGAGTGAGAGTCTTCTCGGAGACAACCGATTGATATGCCTCCATCAATTTTTTAATATCTGTTGTGTTCATTGGTGTCTCCGTTACATCCAGAACTGTTTAACGATTGCGCCAGTTACGGCGACGATTAAGGCATACATGATAGTGTTGATGATTTTGACTGTACGAGCATTCTCATCAACTTGTTTTTCAATATTGTCTAACTTCTGGGAAAACCTATTCATGCGCTCATAGTGAGCATGATTATTCTTCTCAATAGCAATGAGTTTCTCTTCAGCTCTCGCCAGAGAAATCATAGCATCTGATAGCTTGTCAATCTTTTCTTCAATTCTATTCAGACGTTGAGATTGTGTTTCTTGTGGCATACTTCGGAGTTCCCATAGATACAAACTATGATTCTATTTATAAAATTAATTATCTACCTTAGCACCACCACGCCACTGATAGCATGACCAGTAACGGGCTTTCCACTTAGGTCCAGGGTTATCACAATTGTGCCTTGCCCGGAAATTACGACGACGATTCGGGTCGTCTCTCTTGATTTCCATATTCGGGTCGCCAAAGTTTACCTTGACAACATTACCCTTTTCGTTCTTGACATAGACAGAGAACTTCTTAGGACCACCGGGAGTACGGAAGGGGTCATTCAGTTTGACCTTCTTTCCCTGGTACTCAGACTCAGTAATCTCTAGCTCTTCATAGAGGTTGCTGCATTCGCAGTGTCTATCAACTTCTAGGTATTCTGTTAAACTTTTCATACTTAGCCTACATACATGTTCAGTTCGTACTTACCACTGTCCATGCCATAAACTTGCATCTGAAGTTTTTGCTTGACGGGCTTTCCGTTCTTCATGAGATTGACAGTATAGCGATTGGTTTTTCCAGCAGAAGGCTTTGAGGGACCAGAAGCCACTTTACGTTGCCAATCATCCTCATCAACTTGATAACCTTTCTTTTCCACTTGCTTGATTGCATGTTGTACAGCAGCAGAAAAACTATTGTGATAAAGCTGTTCTTTAGCTTCTTTCACCGTGGAATCTCCATCATCTTTGTTCATCATATAAGAATGAGCAGACTTCAAATAGTCTGCAGCTTTGGTGATTTTGCTCTGCACCCACTCGGGAAGATTCTGGTCATCAGAGAACATCTTAATCATATGAGAAGCATCTGCTACAACACCACGAAGTTGAGTCTTTGCCATCTCACCTTCATTATCGTATTCGCCTTTATCATCAGCTTCGTTTTGTTGATGATACTCTTTACCTTTTTTCAGATAGGCTGCTCTAGAGATTTTCGGACCACCGTACTCTTTGACATCTTTCGGCTTCTCGCCCTTCTCTTTCTTGGAGATAGCGATAGCCGCTTGCTGTGCGGCAGAGACTGCTTCTCTTAACTCAAAGAAATCTTTCATCGCTTGAAAATCCCCTTACGCTTTTCATCGCCAATTTTCTTGGCAAGTTGGTCTCTAGACATTTTTCTATACTTCGGCATACCCAGCATAACTTCAATTGCTGCTGCATCAGATTTACCCTTTGCTTTCATAGCTTTGTAGTCATCCATGAAGCCTTCGGTCACAGACTCAGCAATAGCAGTGGCGTTTTTCATATAACGATCTTTACCCACAGGACCGACATCAAAGAACTTCATTGACTTTTTAAGTGCATCATCAGGACTATTGGCATAAACAGTATTCTTACTGCCCTGATACTTGACAACATACTTATCACCGCCGCTGCCAGCGCTCCTTGAACGCTTCATCTTGGGAGCAGCAGGTCCATATGCTTCTCTAAGTTCCTTGAAAGTTTTCATGCTAGGTCCTTATCGTGATTGAGAGTGCCTTTCTTCTTCTTGACGATGAAGGCATTGACTCTTGCCATACCCCATTGCTGCGGTGTAGTTCCCGGACGGTGACCGGTCTTCCATGCAGCAACGCCTCTATTGTAAACCTTTCTCAAAGTACCAACAGAAATTCCTGACTTCTTAGACTTAGCGGCAAGCCCACCCGGACCCTCTTTGAGGTCAACTTCATCATACATGGAATATCTCTTTTCGTCAAGATATTTTCTGAAGTTAATCATTTTGTCTCCCGATTCTTCATGCGAGCACGAGCAAGTCTGGCACGGTCTAGAACACGGTCATGCTTAGCCTTGTCCATTTCTCGTTCTCTCTCAATAGAAGCACGAGCCTGTTTTACAGGGTCCTGTTGCTCCATCTGAGCCTGAGCCTCGGCTACCATCTTAGCGAGCACTCTTGCGTCCAGCTTCAAGCCAGAAGTTCTCAGAATCTGAGCAGCGTAGTATTCGGGACTATGTTTAGCTTCCTTACCCTTACGAACAAGAACGCCCTTGAGAGCTTTCTTTGCCATGTCATATTCTTTTTTCTGCCAAGTCTTAGGACCAAGTCTCTTGATGATGTCATCAAGTGTAGGAATCCCAGTATCCTCTTCCATAGAGGATTCAGGAACACAGTTAGGAACCATCTTCCCACCCTTCTTTTTCATTCCGACTTGCTTGTATCCATCCCAGCAGGACTCGTATTGAACAACAGGACTAGTCGTCTTGAAGTCTTTCTTGCGCATGATTGTCTTATTGACAACCTCAAACTCATCCTTGTTCTTGTCATAGTTGATGACGACAGGGAGGTTGAGGTCTGCCTGCATATCTTTGAGGACAACCTCGGCATCAGCATTCTTACGAATGTTTCTTGCCTTCTCTTTGTGAATCTTTTTAAACAGACGCTGAAGCTCAGCAACCGTAATCGGCGGCTTGTTTCTTGCATCATTCATACGGTCAGCAAAGTGCCGTGTGAATTCAATGTCAATATCAAACTTGGCAAGGAGTCTGTCGGCAAACTTTTCAAGGTCATTCAGTTGCTTGGGAGTAACCTCCTCAAACATATCCTTGAATTGCTTGGTATACTTGGACGGCTTGGTCTTGGCGTCCTTGTCCCCAGGAGCAGGCTTGTAAGCAGAAGAGTCATCATCATCTTTCTTGCCATGCTTCTTAAAGTGAGCGTCTCGCTTGTCCTTGGTAGACTTCTTCAGTCCAGCGTGATATCTTGCAGGCTGAGTGCCTTTCTTGTCATCAATGTCAGGGTCCTGACGAGTCTTTATTTTTTCAACAAGCTCCACTGCATCAAGCCATTTGCGTAGCTTTCTGCCATCTGAGCACTCAATGATAACGTAATTTGCTCCGAGTACAGAGACAATACCGACTTCTTCACTTTCTTTAACAACAACAGTATCACCGAGTTCGTAAAGATTACCCTTGACATATTCTTCCCTTGTTACTGAAACAGGCATTAGTTCAATATGCCGTTTGAACGAGGTCTCTTCTTTGAGACCCATACCCTTACGAACGTCATTGAACAGCTTGCGAGCGTCAGCGTTGGACATGCTCTTGGGAACGCCCTGAGAGAATGCAACAAAGTCATTATTGGTAGCATTCCCTCTTTGCTTGGAAGCAGACATACCCTCAACACCTTCGGCATCGGGGTCACGCTTACCAGCAGAAATTACATTAATGCTCTTGAAGTTATAGAAACCGTGGCGAGCCTCTTTGCCGTTGTACTTGTTCAGGAGTACATCAAACTCACGGACACGGTCATCACCGACAACCATGGTCACCTTACGATACCCTTGGCTGTACAGAGAAACTAAAACATCAATAGCAGTCTTGACTTTCTTGTCAACCATGATATTGCGAGCATGCTTCGGAAACATCTTACGAGCATGCTTGACTTTATCTGAATACGAGAGCGGGTCTTTCTTGGCGTTCTGAGTCTGAGACACATAGACTTTATAGTCTGCTTTCCCTGACTTAGAGGCAAGAGTATCCATGACCTTGCCATGACCAATAGTCGGAGGGTTCATTCTACCAAAGGTAAAATAAACCTCACGCTCTTCTTCAATTAGATACTGCGAAAAGTTTTTAATCGCCACTCTTACCACCGCCTCGCTTTCTCGTCATTTCTTTTTTCCGAACTTTAGGTAAAAGCTTTTTAGCCATCCTATCAATCTTCGGTTTTAGTTTATCTAGGCGCTTCTCAATCTCTTGACGGCGAGCGAACGATAGTTCATCTTTCGGGATGTTTTTCGTAATTTTTTTCATGAATAGGTTACGAGCGGCCTTACGGGCTCTTTTCATGAGAACTTCTTTAGAGGCAATCCGACGAGCAGCTCTCTTACGACCCATAGCAATCTTAGACTTCATCTTCTTCATCTGGCGAGATTTTTTTAGCCGTGCTGAAAAGTCTAGAGCTTCCCCAGTGTTACCTGTGGGAATATGACGCTTGCGCTTCTGCGCTTCGTAATCAAGCTCATCGTCACCCGATTGGGTGTAATTAGTAACGGTAAATTGTTTAAATCCTAGAGGCTTAGCCATCTTAATTCCTCGTTGGTTTATCCCATCCCTTAAGTATATCTGGCGAAAAGTTGTTGTATGAAAACTCCATACGGTCAACAAGTTTCACCGCATCACCACCAAGTTTGTCTATTGCCACATATCCTTCTTCACCAGTTACTTTATAACCTTGTCTGGTTCTAACGAATGTGTCAATTTTCTTCAAACTGTTAAGTTTATTTATAAGTTTTAATTTGGCAAGTACGATACTTTTTTGTAAATCAAACATATTAACAAGGGACTTTTTATTTGTCTCAGAGAAGAAAGACAGTATCTCATCCAGCTTCTGCTGCTGTGTAGCCTTGCCCTTTTCAGTTTTTCTCTTATCAATCTCTTTCTGATACTTTTCACTAATCCACTTAATAAGTCCCTTTACATGCAGATTAGTGTTACCAATCACTTTATTTTGCCGCACAAAAGTGTTGTTGTATTGCTCAATCAGTTTAGCGAGGTCTTGATTCGCCTCCAGCTGGCGGAGAGTTGTACCCGCAACAGCATTGAATAGCTTGCCTGCCTGAGAAAGATGCTTGTTGACCTCTTCGGTTTCCTTCTCGCTCATCGTAGCATTGGACAGGTCACGAAGCATGGCGTCCTGAGACCAGACATTCTTAGAGGGCTTGAACTTGGATACGTCAACGCCATAGGACGCCTTCATAGACTCAAAGTCTTTGCCTGTGTAAGTTGTGTGCCATACGATGCCAATCTTGGCAGCACGAACAGCCTGAGATTGTTCATAGGGGATAGCATAGACAATGGTGTTAGGATGAAAGGTAACATAAGAGTTACCGTCAATCGCTGTCTTCTTGAGGTCTCCCGGACCAAATAGAAAGTCTCCCTGAATGACGCCTTTGATGCCTAAGTCAGGGAGATGCTTTAGAGCAGCCTTCATCTTCACAGCAAGGTCGCCAGACAGGTCCTCATCAACCTCAGCATCAGTCTTATAGACTTTGGGATTCTTATTGAAGATGCCCTTCTTGGCGACAAAGAAGTTACCGTCTCTGGGGTCTTGCCCACAGAAGATAGCAGGAGCGCCGTCCCACTTTACAGAGACGCTTCCCTTGTGCTTACCAGCGAGCATATCACGCAGTTCACGGAGAGCCATGATAGCCTGCCGTGTGCCATTCACACCACCATAGAGGACCTTGTCCTCAATATGAGTCATGTGAGTGTTTTTCTGCTCAGTGATATACTCTAGAAAATTCATGAATTATTTACTTCTTGAATCAAAATAAGGTCAAATGCTGCGGTTACTCTGCAGTTATTAGAACGTACTTGAGCACGAATGTCAATATCTGTTTTCTGAGGAAGACGCACTGGAGTCGTAAAATCATAAGAATACTGCCCCCCCGTAGTTGAGGCTTCTAGGGTGTGTCCGATTCTAAATGCGCCCGATGCTCCATATCTCACAAACATATCAACCGTGGCCTCGCCAGTATTTCCTACCGTGGCAGTCCCCTTCATCAAATAGCCAGTATATCCAATGGGAACAGTGTAAATAGCCATCAACGTCTGACCCTTACCGATATTAATTCTGAGCACTTCTACTGGAGTATCCGCAACAGTAGAAACTCTGAACTGAGTTTGGTTGTCAGCAGAAGTGAATGCTCTGTAGACCCTAGCAAATGTCTGAGACCCTGTACCGGAATTGGTAGAAACCGTGATAGTCTCGGATACCTCTTCAAAGTTTTGATCCAATCCTATAATCGTGATA